AATAGACACCCAAGACCTAGTAAGCCTACTCACCGATTTCGAGATGGGCGAGCTGGACTCCTACGATACCCTCAAGCTCTTCGGGGCACTGATCAGCACGGGCACCATCAACAGCCTGCAAGGGTACTACCAGCGAACGGCACGTGACCTAGTCGAGACAGGTTACCTATCCAACGAAGGGGACGTGCTATGAGGGCACTGGCCTTCATCCTCCTGCTCGTGGGCACTAGCCTCACGGGCACGGGGGAAACCCTAGAGCGTGCCATACAGGCACTCATACAGGTCGAGAGCAACGGACGTAGCTCCGAGATCGGAGACAACGGCAAAGCCTACGGCATCCTACAGATTCACGATGTAATGATTCAAGATTACAACAGGATCACGGGTGCCAGCCTAAAGCACTCAGATGCATTCGACGAGCAGACCGCTCGTGCCGTCTGCCGCAGTGTAATTATATACTACCTGCAAGACATCGACAACCCTACCCTCAAGCACGTTGCATTCATCTGGAACGGCGGAGGCGGGGCACGGCACCGAGTCGAGCATCCCCGACAAGATGCAAAGCAAAGAAATCTCAATGCTTACTATCACAAGGTACGCTCAGCATACAACCACCAACAATAATACTATGGAACAAATAATAATAAACACCTACCCATCAGGGGTAGCAAACAAACTCGGACAGGACGCAGTGGTTCAACGCCTCAACGACCTGAACCGATTCGACGACTGCCTTGTCGTTGACCTAGATGACGGAGACAAGTACTTCGTGCACCCGCAGTCGCTTCCTCAACGCAGTGCAGAAGAGATACTCAAGTTCATCCAAGAGAAGCACCTGCACATCGTGTTCAACACAGACGTAGACGGGAAGTTCAACGTCATCGAGACGTACTCATTCGAGGACAACATCGACGAGATCATCCCGACTACTTCGTTACGAGATGCCATCAACTACTTGATGGACATGGACGAAGACGAATTATAGTTGACTAGTCATACAGTGAGTCATTCAATCTATGGATGGCTCACTTCTATGACTGCAATGATACACTAGATGCTTTCCTGCGGGACGACATCACTACAGTAGCACAGGCTCGCAAAGTCCGTGCTATTTTTCCGTCCGTTACTACTGTACTTGGCATCTGCAAGGATGAATTTTTAGACAGCATTTACAAACCATCTAAGATGGTTGAACTTGGGAGGGAGAACCCTCACCTGCACTGGCGAGAGATTGAACGCCTATGCTACGGGATGCGACAGCACCCTACTGATGGTTCATTAATACCATCCTCTGAATTTGGCACCGCCGTGCATTACCGCATCGAAGAGTTAGTACAGGCTCAGCTTCACGGGCACGAGATCGGGGAGTCACCATACCAAGGGTGGGCAGCACCATTCCTAGAATGGATGCAGGTCTGCGAAGTCAAACCGATTGCCACCGAGTGCGTAGTGGCAGACAAGTTGATCAAGATAGCAGGAAGCATAGACTTCATCGGCTATGACAACGAAGGTAAGCTATTCCTAGCGGACTACAAGTGCCGCACCAACACCAAGGGCAAAGCCAAGGTGTACGACAAGGACTGCGAGCAGTTAGCCATCGAGGCTTTCATCGTGCAGAAGCAGCACGACCTGCCTTACACCCCAGAGTGCAGGTCTGTAGTCATTGACTGCGAAACCAAGAAGCACTGGCACCACGTCTGGAATACAAAGGACGTGAAGCAGGGCATCGCCAACGCCAAGCTAATGGCAAAACTTTACTGGAACAAAAGGATGAAAAAGTGAAAGACCTATACCCAATGGACTGGGATGACTGCGGATACTTTTTACAAGACGATGCAATCAAACTGGATGGCCTTGACTCAGCAGTGCTGGGCATCACCGACACTGGGCACCTGTGCTACAGCTACGAACTAATCGTAGACTTATTTGTTACACGGGATGAGATGCAGTACGACGAGGCCATCGAGTGGGTCGAGTACAACATTGTACCGCTGCACATGTACGGCGGGTTCTCATTGGTATACACCGACATCTAGGAATGGTATTTCAGATCCGATACAAGCAGAGGGATATGCCTAAAGGATTCATTTGCAGTGCAATCAAGCACGCTCACACAGCCGAGGCTGCACTCAAACTCTTCGCACCCAAGAAGCCAGACAGAGGCGGGTACACAACCACTAAGCGTAAAGCCTACGTGAAAATCCTAAGCGTAAATGAAATACCTACCCAGCAGCAAGCTCAAGCAGTGGAGGCAAGACAACCTCCCGAGCAAGTGCCCGATTTTTAAATGCAAGTGCAATGACTCCGTGGTCGATCACTGCCACGATACTGGACTGATACGTGGCGTGCTGCACAGGCAGAGTAATGCTTGGGCTGGTAAGATTGAAAACTCTTGGAAGAGATTCGGGCAGAACAACTCAAAGGTCTCACTTCCAGATGCACTACGTGCCCTAGCAGACTACCTAGAGAATGCTAGGACAGACGTGATGCACCCAGTCGGGCTGACCCAGAAGTGCAAACGCTTTAAGAGATTGCCAAAGGCAAGACAGCAGGAGATATTATTGCACATGAAATGCGAAGAAAATGATATTAATTCTTGCAAGAATGCAGCCGAGCGCACACAGTATTTTCGTACTGCTTTTATAAGGCAGTGCACCTAACCAATAACCAATAAAACACATATGAGTAACCTAAATAAAACACTGCAGGACCTAGAACAACAGCACGCTGTATTCAACTTGGCTCCTTTGACTGATGACCTGTCATTCTCTTATCTCATTGAGATTAATCAAGGAGAAGGCACTGAATACTGCGGAGTAAGTAGTATTGAGGAGGCCATGCAGACCATGCTCGAACATCCGTTCAGCACGGCAACCATCAACATTGGTAATGAAATCCCCAGCATTACATTCCAATAACACCTAACACCTAACACATAAAACATATGAACATACTACAAGAAATACAGTCGGAGCTGAAGGCTCCCAAGGGCCAGAAGAATAACTTCGGCAACTACTCGTACCGCAGTGCAGAGGATATCCTCAGTGCAGTTAAGCCTCTACTACAGAAGCACGGAGCAGCACTCATCTTGACTGATGCACTGGTGGCACTTGAAGGACGCATCTTCGTTAAGTCTACGGCCTGCCTGCACTGCGTTGGCGGCTTGTTACACGCCGCAGATGGATTCGCAGAGCACGCCGAAACAAAGAAGGGAATGGACCAAGCCCAGATTACTGGCTCGGCCTCCTCCTACGCACGTAAGTACGCCCTTAACGGCCTGCTATGCATCGACGATACCAAAGATCCCGATGCAACTAACACTCACGGGAAGGGCGAACCTTCCTACAAAAAGAAAACACAAACCCTGGATGGGTTAATATAATGCAAACAAAAACATACGACAACAACAACAGTGGTGCACTCTTCCCTAACGACCGTAAGGAAAAGGAGACTCACCCTGATCTCACTGGCTCCGCCGAAGTTGACGGCAAGGAGTACTGGTTCAAGGGCTGGAAGAAAACCAGCAAGGCAGGCAAAGCTTTCCTGTCTGTTTCATTCGACCCTAAGGAAGCAAAGCCAGACGTAGTATCATCTGGAGTTGCCCCGATGAGCGATGACCCTATCAGCTTCTAGATGCTAGAATTTGATAAGGTATGGTGGGAGAAATTCCGCCACGAAGAAGTCCAGTATATTTTAGAATTAACTGGACATAAGAACTCGGATTACACTGGAGGAGATAGTTGCAATAACCCCTTTGCAAACTTCGATGCCAGCGTAGAGTTCAACGTTGATCCCCTAACAGGGATCTGCATAAGGATGCAGGACAAATTCCAGAGAGCGAAAGCTTTCTGTGAAGATGGCAAGCTATCCGTATGTACTGAAGGCGACCAAGCTAAGGACATCTTTCGAGATCTCATTGGCTACTCATTGATCGCCCTAGGTATGATCGAAAGACAAGACAGCCAACCATAACTACCCTACTCGCCAGCTGCAGTCCGATCCTGTAGCTGGCACTTGGGGTTTATAAACTATGAAAAACTATGACAAACATACACGACTTACTAGAACCAGACACAGTACTACCAAACAATTTATCAGCGGAGCGGGCATTGATTGCCTGCTGTTTAATCGGGGACGACTCAGACGCATACGACAGTATCTCTGGGATCATACAGCCCAATGACTTCTATGCCCTACGGAACCAGCTTGCCTATCAAGCTATAGCGGAGCTATCGGGGGCAGGCCAACCTATCGACGAGATCAATCTTATCGAACGCCTCAAGGCTAACAATAGCCTCGACGAAGTAGGGGGCATCGCAGGTGTAATGGCCCTAGCTGGGTCCGCCGACACACCCTTCAGGGTCCTCAACTATGCAGGCATCGTAAAGGAGAAGAGTAACCTACGCAGGATGCACCGAGCCTACAAGCTGGCAGCCGAGCGCAGCGCATCTGAGCAAATGGATGCAGCCGAGATCCAAGGGCAGA